AGATAGCTCTTTACAAGAGTTTCTAGAATTCCTCGATGAGTTAGGTGATAAATTGTTATTTCATTTATCGTCTTCAACGGGATTTAAAGTTCCGTTGCTCCTAAAGGAGCTCAAAACATGGTCTGTGGTGCGCTGGTTAGCCCCTCTAAAGGGAGTTATCCAGAGCATTCTTTCTTCCGGATTCTATTCCGGAATTGAGGGAGACGAGGTACGCACGGTTCGAGCATTACGGACAATATCCAATTTCTTAAAGAAAATGGATGTGTCTCGCCCGGACCTTGAGGACCAGATGAGAGAGGAGTTTCAAGAATTTGAGATTCAACTTTCATCTGTTATTCCACAACGTGCTGTTTCAAATGACTATAAAGCTGCAGTTTCAGAAATGAAAAAGCTGCTCATGAGTCATCTCGACAGTTTCGAAGTGGATCCGTTCGTACCTGGTCATGGACCGGGAGCCGTCGCGTCACCAGAAATAAAGTGTTGGTATGAGAAACACACCAATGCTTGTTCTGATGCGCGCGTAGGCTACCTCCTAAGCCACGCAGATCTTGGAGACCAGTCTGACTATCTACCCTTTGTTAAGGCAGATATGTCGACTCGTACCTCGCGGTACATCTGTGTCCCTAAGACCTGGAAGAAGTTGAGAGGTATCTCTGCAGAGCCCATCGAGTTGCAATTTTGGCAACAAGGTGTTCTCGGTAGAATTGACTGGATGTTCCGTCACGATAAGTGGTGGGCCAGCCGTGTCAATCTTCACGATCAACAGCGATCTCGAAAACTAGCCCTAAAAGGGTCGGTTGACGGGTCACTGGCGACTGTGGACCTTTCTTCTGCTTCAGATTCGGTGACATTGCAACTCGTTCGAGACGTCTTCGGAAATACCGAGATGGCTCGATGGCTCTTGGGAACGAGATCGACCCACACACTGTGTGGGTCGACACTTCTTCGGATCAACAAGTTTGCCCCTATGGGCAGTGCCTGTTGTTTTCCTACGGAGTGTATTATCTTCACTCTTGCAGCCGAGGTTGCTGTGTCCCGTACCCGTTCCAGCAGCGACAAGTGTCGCACTGTGTGCGTGTACGGAGATGACATCATCTTACCAAGCTATGCTGTCCAAGAACTTTTCTTGATTCTCACAGCGTTGGGATTCTCTGTTAATACGGAGAAAACCTTCTCTGAAGGAGAATTTCGCGAAGCTTGTGGCATCGAAGCTTGGAACGGGGTTGATATCGCACCATGTCGTTTTCGATCATGGCGATCCGGTATCAGAGCCCGTTACTCAGACTATGCTGAGATTGATTCTCTCTCTTCACTAGCGAATGAAATGCTAGCTCGAGGGTTGCATGACACACGCAAGTACCTGCTTCATGCTCTTTTAAATAAGAGAATAAAGCTCGGTAAATCTCGCGAGTTGTCTGTGCAGGATTCAATCTTTGCAACCTTTTCTGGCGAGAGGAATACTCTCGCTTCATTCACGCCCACCAACTTCAATTTGGTAAAGAAGTTGAGTGGCGCACTGCAGACATTAGTCTACAGGCGTGTTGTGTGGCAGGAAAGGCTGATTCAC